ACGGACATCGCTGCAATCGGAGTTTAGTTTTAACGCAATTCCAAATTAAGAGAGGCCACCTAATTATTGGGTGGCTTTTCTTTTTATATTTGTTCAAAAAATAGCACAATTATGGGCAAAGTTTTAATGAAAAAAACGGTATTTGATAACCGTGCAGGGTACCACAGAGCAGGCGAAATTGTAACTGTTTCGGCTGACGTTGAAAGACATTATTTGTTACACGGATACGCAACGTTGCCTGTTGAAGAATTACCGGCAGAAATTGAAGCGAAACCGGAGGCAATTGAGGCCGAAACAAAGGAGCAAAAGATAGTTTACAAGACAAAGGGCAACAAAGCAAAAAAGAATGCGGCAGATCAAGATTAATGACGTAATTGGAACACCGATTATTTCGCGCACAGAAGCAAAAAATTACATCCGGATTGATACAATAGCAGATGACACGTTGATCGATCTTATGATTGAAGCAGCCCACACGGCCGCAGAAAATTATATGAGCCGGGATATAATCGCCAAAGAGCGCACCTATTATTTGGACAATTCCGTTGACGGATTTATTGACGTTCCTTTTGGCCCCGTAGCATCAGTGGACGCGGTAACGGTTAAAGGCGTTTCTGTTTCGTTTACGGTGTACGGTTTAGGCGATCCAATGGTTGAGATCAATCCGGACGTCAAAGACATTAAAATTGATTTTACGACAGAGGGAATGAGTGACGGCTTATTAAAGCAGGCGTTGCTTATGATGGTTTCAACGTATTATGACAATCGCACAGATTTTGTTACAGGAATGACTGTTAATGAGGTTCCTAGTGCCTCAGCAAAATTATTAGACGGCATCAAATCAGTATTTATATAATGGCAGCAGGCAACACAGCGTCAATTTTAAAGCAACGGATCATTATCAAACGTTTAGCAAAAACTGCTGACGGTTATGGCGGTTACACGCCGGGCGGTTACGTTGAGATTGATACAGTTTGGTGCCGGGTTCAGGAAACAAAAGGAGATATTGACGAAAGGATGGGCATACGTCTTAAAAGCACTGAGATTGAAATTACGATCCGCAAGGAAACGGCTGATTTGATTGCTAATGAGGACGTTGTACAGGTTGAGGGATTTTCTGCGCTTTACAGAATCAATTCAGGGTTTCAAACCTTTGAAAACTTTTGGGTAAAAATGACGGCAACAAAAATTGAGGGATAATGATCAAAATAAAGGTTGATTCAAAGCAAATTTTAATGCTGCAAAAACAGATTGCAGATTTAAAGTATTTCGCAGGGCAAGAATTGTCTAATGAATTGACTTTGACAGCCGCAAAGGCCGTTAAGAGAATGAAAGAAACAGCGCCTCACGACAACGGGAATCTTCGCAATTCGATCGCGTATGAAAGACAAAATAATTCAAATGTAATGATCTTTGCGCGCGCTCCTTATGCGCCATACGTTGAGTTTGGTACAGGTCGCGGAGTTACATTGAGATTTTTACAAGAGGCAGGATTCCCATCGTCATACGCTGAGCAATTTAAAGGCAAAGGAATCAAGAGGCAAAATATGTATGCGCGTCCTTATTTTTTCCCGGCGATCCGGACTGAAATGAGATTATTGAATGTACGGTTGTACCAAAAATTAAAACAATTAACCAAATAATGTTAGAACCAATACAATTTATACGCAAGGCGATCATTACGCGTTTGACCAACAATGTTGTTATTGGCGGCGTTACTTTTGGTGTGTATAACCGGGTTCCGTCATCGGCATCATTCCCGTACATTTTAGTGTACTCAGTTTCCTCAGATGAAACAGATTTCAATCAGTCATCATATATCACTGAAACAATTACTCGCATCGAGGTTGTAACGCGTTTTCAATCGGATAGCGGAGGCGAATTAACGGCCAATCAGGCAATCAATAGAATTTTGGAATTAATCAGGACAAGATCGAACGGGTATTTTGATTTGTCAGCTGACGGATTCAATGTATTTACTTGCGTGAAAGAATCTTCAACCTATATGGTGGACGATGAGCGCGATCACACGTATTTTCGTGGAATTATCGAAATAAGCAACAAAATCCAACAAACAGTATAATGGAAACAAGGGATGCCATCATTGGCCTAATATCATCTACAATCACAGCTTTAATTTCGTGGATCTTAGGGAAGCGAAAAGAAAACGCAGACATTAGCACAATACAATTAGAAAATTCACAGCGCGTGATTGATATGGTTACCCAAATGAATGAGAAGTTGGAAGCGAAAGTGGATCAGCTGAGTAAAAAGGTTGATGAATTAACCGTTGAAATTGAAAACCTGCGTGAAGAAAACCACAAGTTGAAGCACGGCAAGCCGGTAAAAAAGAAAGACGAAAACGAGTAATGAAAGATCAAGTCACATTGGACAGAATCAAACTGATGCACCCAAAAGTTCGTGCTGAGGTTGTCACAATTTATGATGAAATTGTGAATGCTTTGATAGGCAAGGCGTTTTGCAGATTCAGCCATACATTGAGAACGTTCAAAGAGCAAGAGGCAATATACGCTCAGGGCAGAACAAAACCGGGCGTAATTGTTTCAAAGGCAAAACCGGGTTTGAGTGTTCACAATTATGGGTTGGCGATCGATATTGTATTAATTGACGGCAAGTCAGTTTCGTGGGATGTTAAAAAAGATTTTGACGGGGATGGTAAGGCAGATTGGATGGAGGTTGTAGCCGTATTCAAAAAGTACGGTTGGGAGTGGGGAGGCGATTGGAAAAAATTCCCGGATATGCCGCATTTTCAGAAAACGTTTGGCAAAAGTCCGTCGGAATTATTTGCGATGTATAATGCTAAAAAAATAGATTCACAAGGGTACTTGATATTGTAATGAAAAAATTCCTGCTGATCGCGATCGTTTTGTTTGCAAGTTGCAAACCTACAAAGACAATAATCAAAGAATCAACCGTTGTAAAATACGACACGATCCACACGTCAGACGTCATCTATAAAACACAGGCGGTTCACGATTCAATTATCATTGAAAATCCTTGCGATTCTGCGGGCATTTTAACGGCCTTTTATTCAAAATTTGTAATACCGCAAGGCACTATCACTTTGCGATCCTCACGCGGCAGAATTGAGGCCAAAATCGACATTGATTCAATCGAATCAGTTTACAAAAGCAAATACCAATTATCAAAATCAGACAACACTCAGGTTTCAATTAAGGAAGTCGTGAAAAACATAGTGCCTGCTTGGGCAATTATTACGATCTTTTTTGAGTCAGTTATCATTATCGGATACGTGTTCATAAAATTGAGGCTGATTATTTTTTAACTTGCATTAAAATAAGCAGGTAAAAAATGGCATCATTAACCGGTCAATTAGTAGCGGAAACGTATAAAGCATTGTTGAAAGTCATTGACAATGACGTCCTAACAGCAAGCGAAAAGCAAATCACAGATGGTTTTGGAGGTGGATCAAACGTTTTTATTGATTCCAACGGCTTTTTAAGAGCCAACAAATACAAAGTCACTAATGGCTTAGCAACGCAATTTTTAAAGGCTGACGGATCATTAGATACAAATACCTATTTGACGTCAATTACAAGCGCTCAGGTAATTACTGCGCTTGGATATACACCCGTGCCAACTACACGCACAATTACGATCAACGGCGAAACGCACAATTTGGCTGCTGATAATACGTGGACGATCGGTGGAACGGCCGCGATTTGGGGAAACATTACAGGAACATTATCAAATCAAACTGATTTACAAGCGGCATTAAACGCAAAATACAATGTTCCTGCCGGTACAATATCGCAATACATTCGCGGAGATGGCTCATTAGCAGCGTTTCCGACACTACCGGGAGGCTTGCCAACAGGAGGCACAGCAGGTCAAATTTTGTCCAAAATAGACGCAACAGACTACAATACTCATTGGATCGATAATTACGCCACACAAACCAAAAATGAGGTCAAATTAGGGGCAGCATTGGCCAAAGGCGCGGCGGTTTACGTTTCTTCTGCCAACGGAACAAATATGATTGTTTCGGCCGCTTCAAATACCACTGAGGCAACGTCATCAAAAACGTTTGGTTTGCTTGAAACAGGAGGCGCACTCAACGATCTAGT